TGATATTGAGTTAAAAAGAAATTTATTTTTGTATTTTTAAATAACTCTTGTCTATCTTTAACACTGAGATATAAACAAGAATCATGCTCTAACCTAACAGAATTTGGTAGTTTTTTTATGTAACTAAGCTTTTCTGGAGATGTTTGAGTTATGGCTTCTAAATTAGAATTTATAACTAAGTCGTAAGAACTAAGAAAGTCTACGATTGATGATGTGTGATTATGTTCTATTATTTCATGACCTAATTCACGACCTTTTTTTAGAATTAAATCATTGCTGACTTGCGCCCCACCTTGGCGTTGTTTTAAAGTAAAGTCAGATATAAAAAGGATTTTCATGCAATAGCATGATTATATCCTATAACTCTTCTTCTTCAATAAAAATAGGTATATTTTCCAAATCAGGATTTTGAGCTAATAAATCACTTTGATCACAAAAACTCTCATCATCCCATCCCCACTCACTTAATACTTCTTCATCATCCCAAGCTACAGCATCACTCGATGTCATTTTACTTACAGGTTTTTTACTCCAAAACCTACAAGACCAATATCTAGCCTTATATTTTGGACCTGGGTTTGTGTCACATTTGTGCCTAGCTCTAAAACTTCTTCTTCTATCAGGGTCGTCGCGTTTGATCTCCATGTTTGGATCACCAAACTTAACCATGACAACATTGCCTTTTTCGTTTTTGACATATACACCAAACTTCTTTTTAGAGCCTGATGGTAACCTAAACGGTTTATTTAGAGTTTTTTTTTGAGCCTCTGTATAATCTAAATCTTCAGCTTCAGTTTCCATTTCTTCCTCAGATACACCAGCTTTAAGAAGATCAATTTTAGCCATAGTAAAGTTAAGATCACTAAACTCTATATACTCATGACCCACTTCCTCATTGTAATATTCTTCGCTTCCTCTAGCTATATCTGAATCAGCAGCACGATAAGATTTCTTAACTTTGCCACCTCTCATCATTTTTAGAAATGTATTTACTCTAGCCATAGCCCACTGGCCCCTGCTTTTTCCAGGTCTGTGGCTACTTGAAAAAGCTCCAGAGCCTCGCCTATAAACTTTTTTAAGTTGTCCTAATGTTACTTTTCTAGAGTGTTTGGAATTATGCTCTTTTACTTTATTTTTAAGAGCTGTTACTACTTTTTCAGAAAAAGTAATTTTAGGAGTTTTTTTGCCTCCGCCAGCTGAGCCTTTAGGATTTTTCTTTGAACCTTTTTTACGTTCTGAAGGTTTAGCTGGAGTCTGCGCTCCACTTTTACGTCCAGGTCTTTTAGCGGCCTGTGACTCTAAAAAGTCTTTTGCTTGGTCTGAAAAATCGTACTCCATACGAAAAAATTTACACAAAAAATGATTAAAAATGAATTTTTATCCTTCGCAAGAGGAACAAGATAGAATAGACCTAGCTAATTCTTGACTTGGATTAGCGCTTCTTTGATAATAAAAAGTCTTAACTCCCTGTTCCCATCCAAATATAAGCAATTCACTTACCTGTTTTGGTGGGCATTTAGGTGAAATCATTAAATTTAGACTTTGGCTCTGATCTATATATTTCTGCCTTTGTGCAGCCTGAATTACTATTTCTTTTTGCGATATCTCTCCAAAAGTCTTAAATACATCTTTTTCTTCATCAGTTAGGAAATCTAGATGTTGAACTGATCCACCTTTAATTAGAATGGATTTCCAGGTTTTTTGTGTATTCTTTTTCTTTTCTTCTAAAAGTTTTTCAAGGTAAGGATTTTTGTAAGTAAACTTACCCTTGGCTAAATCTTTTGTAAAATAATTACTATTTAAAGGTTCTATGGATGGAGAAACCTGTCCTAATATGAAAGAACTTGAAGTGGTAGGTGCAATAGCCATTGTGGTCATGTTACGCCTACCATAACCCTTAAGATATTCGGGTTCTCCAAGTAAGACAGAGAGATCTTCTGTTGCTTTATCACATTTTTCTCTAATAAATTGATGTATTTCCTGATTTAAGAACTGAGCTTGCAATCCCTCAAAAGCAATCATTTGTTGTTGTAAGTAAGAATGCCAACCTAAAACTCCTAGGCCGACAGCCCTTTGTCTTTTTGCAAATTCATGAGATGATTTCATAAATGGCATCCCCTCAGTTTTTTGGATATATTCTTCCATGACAGCATCAAGAAAGAATGTCAAAGTTTCTACAGCATCAGTTTCTTTTATTTCATCCCAGTGGACTAAATTTAAAGATGCTAAACAACAAACGAAAGATTCCTCTTCAGATGAACTTAAGGCTATCTCACTACAAAGATTAGAAGCGTGTACTTTTAATTTTTTATCTTTGTAAGCTTTAGGAGCTTCATCATTTACAGTGTCAGTAAAAAATATATAAGGATACCCTGTTTCAAATCTTTTTCTTATGACAGATGCCCATATAGATCTTTTCTCTTTATCTCCATCCATCAAATCTCTCATCCAAGCATTATCAATGCATACACCAAAAGACAAATCTTGTATGGGATGACCTTCACTTCTGATCCTCAAAAATTCTTTAATGTCTGGATGATCTATTGGTAAATAACCAGCGAATGATCCTCTTCTTACATTACTCTGAGAAACAACAGAAGATACTTTGTCATAAAGCTCCATAAAATGAACTGATCCACTAGATGTGCCTCCAGATGATATTTCTTCTCCTCTACCTCTTAAAGATCCAAAATAAGCTGATGTACCAGCGCCATGTTTGGTTTGCATTCCTACCTCAGCTTGTTTCTCTAAAATAGAATCCATTCTGTCCTCTATATAAATCCCATTACAAGAAATAGGTAGCCCTCTTTTTCTTCCAAAATTAGCCCAGACAGGACTAGATAAAGAGTAGAAACCTCTAGCTGTATAGTCTTCGAATTTTTCAGCGAAGCCTTTTAATTTTAAATATTTTTCAGCAGCCGCAGCTATATCAGCAATCCTTTGTTTTGGGGACTCATCTTTTTCTAGATAACCTCTTTTTAAGAAATCTTTAGAATCTTTATTTAACCAATAATATTTTTTCATTAAAATAGATCGTCTGCATCGAATGTTTGTGAATTTTTAGAGTATTCGACAGGTCTAGAATGGAAAAAATCTGTAGCATTATTTCCCATCAATTCCTCTTCGAACCACATTGTATCTTCTAATATAGAAGTTTCAACATCAAATGCAGGTTCAAAACCTATTTTTTCTAAAGAATCATTGATTCTGTTTTTTATAAATTCTTTTAAGATATTAGCGTTCAATCCTTTTTCATTAAAACCATTAATCATCCAGTCAACAATTTTACTCTCCGCAACAAAAGCCTCCTTGGCTTCATGCTTTATTCTCTGCTCTAACTCTTCATCAAAAAGCTCAGGATATTCACTTCTTATTGTATTTATTATTTTAATCCCAGCCAGCGCATGAATGTTTTCTTCATTTCTGGTATACTTGACTTGCTGTCCAGTATCTTTAAGAACATTCCTATAGCGATTAAACCAATTAATAATATAAAACTGCGAAAACAGAGAAACATTCTCCACAAAAAGCGTGAAAAGAATGATCGAATACACATATTGTTTTTTTGAATCTTTGTAAAATTTATGATTATATTTTCTAAGATATTTTACACGACCTTCAATGAAGTCTAACTTTAAATTTTCCTCAAATACATCTTCAAGTCCAAGTACTTTGAGTAGTCTTTCATAAGCATTATTATGGATTACTTCAATATTAGCCATAACATATCCTAGATCAGTCAAGCTAGGGTGAGGTAGATTATCTCCGAGCTTGCTCCAAAACTTTTTTACAGCCACTTCTATCTGACCAATAGCCGAAAGAGTACGAATAATCATATCTCTCTCCTTTGGAGATAAATTAACATTGAAGTCTTGTATATCGCTTGTAAAACTGAATTCTTTGTCAGTCCAGAACCCATTGTGCATTGCTTCGATAAATTCTTGCGCCCAAGGATAATGGTCGGGCTTACGTGATAGTTGCTCTTGGAAAATCATAGTCAGAAAGTTTTACACTTGAGTGGCTCCATCGTCAAATATTAAAACCAAATTTAATTAAAATTTTTTTTTGTTGACAAACTTGACATTAGAAGTATAATACCGTGAAACGGAACAAGGACGTTATTGTAACTATTACGTAATACCTATGCATTACGTATACTGTAACGATAACGTTTTATAAAATATTTAATTATCTTATAATTAAATATAAATAAAATGGAAAAAGGCCAAACAGATGCTAAAATAGACCCTGTGCAAAGCGACTTAACTTTAATCAACAGGATCAAGGAAAATAATGACGAAGACAGTCTTCTTGAATTAATCAATAGACACTCTGGCATTTATCACACCATGGTTAACTATTTCTTATCTGGATCAAATAATAATCTAGAAAAGAATGTTTTAAACCAGGAAAAAGATCTAGCTGTTTACGAGTCAGCTAAAAATTATGATCCAAATAGGAAAACTAAATTTTCAACGCATTTGGCTAATCAAACTAAATGGAAATGCCTTAACATTTTAAATAAAAAGAAAAAAGTTAAGGAAGTTTTTTTAGATGATGAGGATTGTTTCATTGAACCATATTCTGATTCTTTCTATGAAAATATTAAAAAAGAAGAAGCTTTAGCCGCTTTTTCAAAATGCTTAAAAAAAGAGCAAGACAAAAGAATAAAAAAAATTATTGACAGGAGATATAATGTGAATAATAATAAGCTCACGCCTTGGAGAGAAATAGCAGAGGATCTCGAAATGAGTATTCAAGGCTGTATTAATCTTCATAATAAATTTATAGATAAAGTAAAAAAACAAACACATAATGTATAATTCAATAACATCCGCCGCATATCTTGTAAAAGATCCTGAAGTAAGAACTACCAACACTGGTAAAAAAGTAACCAACCTTAGGGTAGGTGTATCAACAGCAAACGCTAAAACTAAGTGTTTCATTGATGTGGAATACTGGGACAAAACAGCAGAACTAGCAGAAAAATATCTCACCAAAGGTAGAGAATTTATTGTTCAAGGAGAACTTTGCATGTCAAGCTGGGAGAAAGATGGCAAAAACTATAGTAAATACTTCATCAGAGGTAAAGATCTTCAGTTCTTGTCTAACTCTAAGAAGAGTGATTCTGATGGCGGTGGCGATCAGAAAGATGGTGGAGATAATTCATCTGACGACGTTCCATTTTAATGAAGTTGCTTTTAGAAGTTCCTTTAAATAGGCTTAGCTTCGGAAATGTAGCTTTTAATTTAATACGAGAGCTACATAAAAAAGAAGTTGATATAGGTATATTTCCAATTGGAGAGCCTGACCTTTCAGCTTACGATTTTTCCGAAGATCTTAAAAAGTATATAGAAAATGCTATAAATGCTAGGTTTGATTACTTGTCTCAAGACATTCCTAGCTTTAAGCTTTGGCACTTAAATGGTAGTGAAAATAGGAAAACTAGAAAACAGTACCTTTTTACTTTTTATGAGTGCAATCAGCCTACCCCAATAGAGTCTGCAATATGTAATGTACAAGACCATGTTTTCTTTAGTTCAAATGACGCTATAGATAACTTCAAAAGAGTCGATTGTAACAATACAAGTTTTCTTCCTTTGGGTTTAGATGAGGATTTTAAAACAACTGGAAAAACTTATATGGAGGGTGTCACTCATTTTGGACTTATGGGTAAGTTCGAAAACAGAAAACACACTCAAAAGATAATACAGACTTGGTTAAAAAAGTATGGCAACAACAGTAAATATCTATTAACTTGCTGTGTTACAAATCCATTTTTTAAGCCAGATCAAATGCAGGGCTTAATTAATAATACTCTTGGGGGAGAGCATTATAGCAATATAAACTTTCTTCCTGTGCTTCAAAAGAACAGCGAAGTAAATGAGTTTCTAAACTCCGTAGATATTGACCTTACTGGATTATCAGGGGGAGAGGGTTGGAATTTACCAGCTTTCAATGCAACTTGTTTGGGAAAGTGGAGTATAGTTTTAAATTGTACTTCTCATAAAGATTGGGCCACAAATGAAAATAGTATTTTGATTAACCCATCTGGTGATATGCCTGTTTCTGATGGAATGTTTTTTAATGAACAGCAACCATTTAATCAGGGAACATTCTATACTTGGACTGAGGAAGAGGCAGTTTGGGCAATGGAAGAAGCTGAAGAAAAGGTGGGACAGATTAACACGGAGGGTGTCAAACTTGGAGACAATATGACTTACTCTAAGACTGTTGATTCTATTTTATCCCTTGTTTTTAAGGATTAAAACATTGGCACAAATAATGTTATATATATAAGGTATTATGAATACATTATTTAATATATTAAACGATATACAATCCCAAGTAACACCAACAGATGATAAAGATGCTTACGAGGTTGAATTTTCATTTGCTGGTTTTTCAAAAAGCCAAATTAAAATAACCGCTACTGACGAAATACTTACTGTTGAAGCTAAAAACAAAAAAGATTCTAAGAGAAAGACTGTTGCTTTATACAACAAAATATCTTTAGAACATATTGTGGCAGAATACAGTCATGGACTTCTAAAATTAACACTTCCCAAAAAAGGTGTAAATGGAGGTAAAGAAATTAAAATTACTTAATGCCAATTTACGTATATAAACACCCCGAAAAAGAAGAATACATTGAAGTCCTTCAAGGCATGAATGATGAACATGTATACGAACAAGATGGTTTAGCGTGGGAGCGGGTTTTTCTCGCTCCCAACGCATCTATCGATAGCGATGTAGATCCATTCAATGGTAGACAGTTTGTTGATGCAACAGCAAGCAAAAAAGGCACAATGGGAGATATGATGGATTTTTCAAAAGAGCTTAGTGAAAAAAGAGCTAATGCAAGCGGTGGTGTTGACCCTGTAAAAAAACAATACTATAAGAATTATTCTAAAACTCGTAATGGAGCTAAACACCCTAAAGAAATTAGGGAAAAAGGTTATGAGAGTAAAAATGTAAAAATAGATTTTGATTAAGTATAGTAAGTTCCACTTAATCTTAAACCTCTCTTCTCAGTAACCTCAAAAGTAAATGAAGCATTGAAAGTCATAATGCCATTTACGGGTAAAGAGTAATTAAAGCTTTCAAGCTTTGCCCCATCAATGCTGTAAGATATATCTTTACCAGATCCATCTAAAACCAAATCAAAAGTATAATCTGTTTCGTTAGCTAAGATACCAGATATTGTTCCATCATCATATCCAGAAACTAATGAACTAACATTAAATGTTCCCTGGGCTGGCATTTGAGCCTTTCGGTTATAAGCATAATCACTTCCTAACCCATAAGAAGATGTTCTTTGTAAGGCAACAGATAAATCTAGAGATTGAACGAAATGAATTCCAGAAAGATTTTGTCCACCTGCCTGTAGATTTTGTAAGGTTATAGTACTGTCAGAATTTTTTGGATTAACTAAAACAGGATTTTTTGTTCCAGTTATAAACATAAATCTTGCTCTGCCCACATTGTTAGCATTTCCGCTTTCTAGATTTATTGCAGGAGAAGTCATACTGGTTCCAGTAAGTCCTTCAAACTTCATATTAGAACAAATATAACTTGTTGTTACAGTGGGTAAAGAATCAACTCCATAAGTAAGACCATAAGAGTTTAAAAAACAATTTCCAAAAGCCGCACTTTCAAAATTATTTAGATTGTTCGCTGCGCTTGGCGTATTAGCTTGACCTCCCATTCCAGCATGGTATTGACAATAATAGTAAAGAGTTGGTGCGCCATCAGCTACCACTATGGTAGTTTTATGATTGCCGTCGTCTTTTGTAACTCCGACTGTATATTCTGAACCTCCTCCATGTGTACCATCGCTTGTTGTTGAAAATCTGACTGGGTGACTTGTGGCAGCTGACCAATCAAATACGTATGTATTCCCTTCGGTTAGTTCCAAAGTTGGCTGTTGAACTCCATCAATAAAATACCTATTACCTCCTCCAACACTTTGTACTGTTACAGTATAATTAGTTGTACTACCAGCTCCTTTTAAATTAATTAAATTTAAAGTATCAAGCTCTTGGTCTGGATTATTTAATAAATAAAAATTTGTGTTATTTTCTAAAGTGCCAGAAAAAGCCTGTATTGAGTTGTTGTAACTATCAACTGTTTTTATAAAGTTGCCATGAACCTCGTTTTCTAGTTTTGGTTCTGGATAATAAGAGAAAGTTAATTCTACGTCAGGCTGAATAAAAACATCATTCAAACTAAAATCCTGAGTACCAATTTGCTTAGAGGGTTGATCTATAGCTATTGCAAAACTTGTGTTCTGAACAGCATTAAACAAATTCATATCTTCTGTATCAGTGCTGAAAGCCTCTGTACCAGTTGATACAGCCACGATTGCATTGTTACTTTTTATGATATTTCTAGGCATTTTATGATCCTGTTGGTATTATACCCAGTGGGTCTTCTACTAGAGTTACAGTTAAATTATTAGAATTAGCATAAACCCAAGTATGATTCCATGATGGAGAATAATAAACTTTAGGTCTATTATAAACACTTGGAATATCATGTTCAAATCTTCTGTAGCCGCCTTTATTTTCTAAGAAATGCAGCATTGATTTCAACTGAAGATCAGTAATGTTTGTATAGCTATAGGATGTATCAAACTTTGCTATGTTTTGAGTATTTTTCTTACCACCTAATCTTTGGACAAAAGAATTTTTAAAGCTTGTCTTATCTGATTTTATACCAACATTAAACTGCTGGGTTTGATCTGGTTCAAAGAAAAACTTTTGTGTCCACATTGTAGAGGCTCCTGCTGGAGAATTCGCCGCGGAACTAGTATGGTCTCCCGTGCAGTAATAAAAATTATTTAAATTATTATTATTTATACCAGAATGAACAACATCATATTTTTTATATGCATTTGAAGGAACCCACCCTTGAAATTCTAAATTAGTAAAATTATTACCAGACCAATTAAATAAATTAGGCGCAGTATCAACAGCAACTTTTGCATTGAAAGTAAAGTTTTGATTATTGTTTACTTGTATAGAATACTGCTCGCAGAATCCAGACAAGTTTTTGTAGATGCCTGAATTGTCGGCGTTAAATTCGAATGCAGTAAAGCCAGACTTGCTTTCAAAAAAGTTTGCTAGGCCGCTAGCATTATGTTCATGTACAGAATATTGAACGTTAAATTCAGCCGTTAAGCTGTTTGCGGATAGAGGTACTAACTCATAATAAAAATCATCTGTAGTATAAGAGTTAGAAGAAGATTTAAAACTTACACTAGATCCATAGTTAGGAGTTAAACCATAGTCCTCTAGATGTCCCGAAGCTTCTAAAGCTGTACCATCAGCACCAGAAAAGTTACGATTCCTATTATAAAATAAACTTTCGCTCATGATGAATGACCCATATAGTTTAAAGTTAATCTAAGAGAACCATCAGAAGAGGCATTTAAAGATTCACTTACCAAACAAGCATTTGGTATTGATGTATTAAGTAAGGTAGATACACCATCTCTTCCTCCAATAGTTAAGCTGACACTTCTGCTGCTTTTGCCAGTCTCTAAAAATGCTCTACCACTCTCCATAAAAGCATCGTCAACTTCTATTTGTATTGTGGCATTGACTTGTAAAGGGTTTAAATATTTAACTTCTACTGGACCTTTCTGGCCTATGCTATAGTAAGGCTTCCTTTTTGGGCTTACGCTATAATCAAAACCAATAACTCTATTAGTAGAACTGTTATCACAAGTTGCAGTTATGCTACCTTGAGATGGAATAAATATAGATGGAGATGCAACACTTCCTGATGCACTGACACCAGTTTTCATTTCATCATAAACAGCAAAAGTAGCCGTCTCTTTGACAGGAGCGCCCACTGCACAGCTTACGGACCAATTGTTTAAATATCCACTTTGGAATCCATATGAGTTATCCTCGTAGTGAATACTGCCCGATAAATTAGTATCACCAGTGTAGGCTGGGCGACCACCTATACCAGACCCTAAAATAGAATTAGAAATCAAATCTCTAGTAAAAGAAAAGGTTTGATCAACATTCCCCGCAACAGTTGTTAGACCCTCTTTATAACCAAGCGGGTTGACAACATTTGTCGAATTACTGTAAGAAATATCTACAGAATTGATGCCAGAAACCTCTTGGCCATCAAGAAACAATAATGTATCATAATTTAACTTTGTACCAAACATTATACTCTAAGCATTCCTCCCAATCTTTTCTCTTGGGATAGTACGTCTCTAACAGCGTCTTTCAACCTAACTGCTAAGTTTTGATCTTCTTGGTTAGCTGAGCCTGATGATTCTTCTTTCTCACCTCCATCAGAATTAACAACAATACTTATATTAGTGTCTC